GTTATACTGGCCAACCCATAATAGAATTAGATGATTTTGGAAATATAATTGATTCCCAGATGAAACCCGTAGAAGAATATGAAGAATTAGAATATATGGTAAATACTGCTCAGTATCCTCTCAAGATGGCTGAGCTCAAAAGTAAAGGTGTAACCAACTTTACCTCAGACTTTATTCTCGCCTCCTCAAACCAACTGTATCCTGAGATCAAACATTTGACTGATCCAGGTGCCGTTTTCCGACGTTTCCATGTTTGGGCCGAAGTTGTAATTAACCCCGAATATGGAAGAGCCATAGGAAAGGATAAGATGGGTTTACCATATTATTCTTTCGACAAAGAAGCTGCCGCTGAACATCTTGGTAAGAACCCCGAAGATATTCCTCCTCTCATGACTGAACATTACAGAATAAACCTTTATTCTGTATCTCACAACAAGCAAACCGGAACCGCTGACGTCAAAAAGATCTCTGGAAAACAACAGATCAGTTTTGACGAATTCTGGGATTATTGTACTGAAAAGTACGACGCCCGGAAAGCAAGTAACGAAAAGTTAGCTAATGCCATTAGAGAAGAAGCTGGCATTGCTACTCCCGAAGCTCCCAACACCGAACAGGTGATCATGGACAAGTTTGATAAAATTTTCAACCCTGAAAAATTTTTGAAAGCTGTCGCTGATCAAGCCGATACGTTCGTTGATGCTGAATCCGAAGATGAAAAAGAAGATGAAGAATTCGGCTGTATCGACTCATTTGCCGAAAAACACAACCATCTGGCTGATTTGACTGCCAAATTCAATGCGTATAGAACTGCGTTTCATGACAGGTTGACCACGCTGTATTCTCAGCTGCAAAAGACTGCTCAAGCGATCGGGAACAAATTCCTGACTATCGCTCAATTTCTGCTGTCATTTTTCAGAAATTTGACCTCTAAGACCTATGACTACCTACCTAGTGTACCAACTGCCGCTATCCTCGCCTCCGTGTGTGCAACACTCGTTGCGGTGATGGGTGTTTGGTACACTGGCCTATTTTGTAGCCAGCCCTCTGACAACTGTAACTCTTGGTGCGAATTTGCTTGTTCGCCTAGCAATATTAGCGCGCCGTGCGGTCTTTGCAAACCGTGCAAGATCGTGGACTATCCCGAACAAGGAAACATGTGCTACCATTTCCTCGACCGAATCGCTGTCAAGCAAGTCCGAAAGGAATTGCTTGACTGCGGTCTGGACGAGGATATTCTCACATCCACAGTCCACCGACTCTGGAAAGACCGACTCACCGCTGCTGAAGAAGTACCGTACGCCGAAGCAAGAATTTACGACACACAACCCGCTGCAACAAAATCCTCTAGCTATGCGCAAAACGTATCTGAACAATGTTCGATATTGCGCTTGGCCAGTGAAGGCTTTGTTGCTCGCGAGTTTCAAGACTCGTTCTATGTGATTGGACATCTGTGTAAGAAGAATTGTGACTTTTGCCCGCAATGGCGAAAAGAAACACATCATCTTAAAGATGCCCATCATTGCATGGAATTTGCTAACCGTGTTGTAGACGCTGCTCGACCCTCTAGTCAGCGAGCCTACGACACTCACCCTGCTGCTGTACGCTCGCGAAATTTCGCACAACGTACTTACGACCCTAACCCTGTAGTTGCAAAACATACTCGGTTTGCACATGGTTACGTTGACGCTGTAACACCCATCCATATCGGATGTGTGAAATATGCTCAACGTGATCGTGTTCGAATCGAACAAACTACTCAGACTCTGCTAAATAATTCTGTTTGGATCCAAGCTGTGGATGGAAACGGAATGGCCAGTAGAAGTAATGGTGTGTTCTTAGTTGGACGCACCATGATAACTACTGTTTATACTGTTCTTAATCCCCCAGTGGAAGACCCGATACGGACGTTAATCATCAGAAACCCCTACTCTGATATCCCTGCTATCTCAGTCCCCTACAAGGACTGTCAAATCTCTCAACTGAAACAATTAGATGGATCTCCTTTAGATCTAGCTCTAATCAGTTTCCCGCCCGTTGTTCCTAGCCGCCCTAGGATCATCAGCAAGTTCATTGATGCTAATAGCTTGGATTTCTTGAAGGAAGGCTCCATGGTGTTTTCTGGATTCTACGAAATCAACAATCGTACGATTGTCCAAGAAAAACACCCTGCGAGCTTCTCTGTCTCAACGAAAGCTACCGAGTACTATTTGCATCCTCCAGGTACGTGTCCTAAGAACAAAGACATGTGCACTTGCCCCATCCGCATTGGAAACCACATCGACTATGACCTTGAAACTCAGAAAGGTATGTGTGGAGCTTTGCTCTCCATCCAAAACTCTCTGATTCACTCAAAGTTAATTGGCTTCCATGTTGCTGGAGGAGCTGGCGCTCTTGCATTAGGCGCCTTAACAACGCGTCAATTACTCGAGTCCGCTCTGAAAGAAC